GGTAATTCGGACCCCGATATTTTCCTAGGCACAGGAATTGTTGAGCGGATTTCACTTCACAGATAGCGACCATAAGTTGGCCATGTTACAAGTCGAAACGCTAGCCGTCACCGATTTAATTCCGTTCGCACGAAACAGTCGAACGCACCCCGATTCACAAGTTGCCCAAATAGCAAGCAGCATTCGAGAGTTTGGGTTTACGAATCCAATCTTAATTGACGAACATAACGGGATTATCGCTGGTCATGGTCGACTTCTTGCTGCGCGAAAATTAAACCTCACAGAAGTTCCGTGCATCAGATTGATCGGATTGACTGATACGCAAAAACGAGCATACGTCATCGCCGACAACAAGATTGCTCTGAACGCAGGATGGGATGAAAAACTATTGTCCCTTGAATTGAAGGAATTAGGGGAGTTTGGAGTTAAGACTGACTCTGTTGGATTTAGTGATTCTGAAATCAAGGCCCTCTCCCTAAAGGACATCAACCTTCAACGTGAGGAGCCTTATACACGGAAGATAGAGGCCCCAAAATACGAGCCGACAGGTGACAAGCCAAGTCTTGACTCTTTATGTGATCGAGAGAAAACAAACAAACTCATAAAAGATATTAAGTCATCAGGACTATCTGATGATGAAAAGAAGTTCTTATTTTTTGCCGCAGAACGTCACACCGTCTTCGACTTCCGAAAAGTTGCAGACTATTATGCTCACGCAAGTTCTGAAATGCAGTCATTGATGGAAGACTCTGCGCTAGTCATCATCGACTTCGATAAAGCCATCGAAAACGGCTACATACTGCTAACCAAAAACATTATGGAGCAGTATAAAAAGGACACAGCCGATGACGATGAGGAATAACGACTTCGCGGCTTTCATTTTGACGCATGGGCGTCCCGACCGCGTTGATACTGTCAACACACTTAGGAAGTGTGGGTACACCGGCAAGATATATTTGATTTGCGATGATGAAGATTCGACATTGGATGAATACAGGCGTCGATATTTAGACCAAGTTATTGTGTTTTCCAAAAAAGAAGTGGCGCAAACCTTTGATGAAGGAGACAACTTCAAAGAACGACGAGGTGTCGTATATGCCAGGAATGCTTGTTTCGACATAGCAAAGAGCCTAGGCATTAAATACTTCTTTCAACTTGACGATGACTACAAAGAATTTTGTTACAAGTTCAATGAAAAACATCAATATGGTCGATGGCAAATTAAAGACCTAGATACGATTCTGGACTTGTTGGTTGATTATCTCGATTCAATACCAGCCCTTGCTATTGCAATGGCACAAGATGGAGATTTCATAGGCGGCGGTGCTGCGGCAATCGCTCAAAAAATAAAACCGACACGGAAGGTAATGAATACATTTATCTGTAGCACAAACCGTCCATTTAAGTTCATTGGTAGAATCAATGAAGACGTTAACACATACACTTTCAAGACATTTCAAGGCAAGTTATTTTTTACAATTCCAATTTTGTCCGTCAATCAAAAAGTAACTCAAAGTAACTCATCTGGAATGACCGACCTTTATCTGGATTACGGAACTTACGTTAAAAGTTTTTACTCTGTGATGTATTGTCCATCTTGCGTTAAGGTCGCAGAAATGATAACAACGCATCGAAGACTTCATCATAAATTGAACTGGAACAACACAGCCCCTCAAATCATTGACGAAAAGTATCGTCGCGTTAATTAATGCCGGTAAACATCGCAGCAATCGCGAACGCTCTTAATCTAACGACTCGGAGAGTTCATCAACTAAAACAGGAAGGCTTGCCCACCGTCGGGAGGGGTCAGTATGAACTCGGGCCTTGCATGGCGTGGTATATACGCTACTTGCAAAACGCCTTAGAGAAACGCGGCCCTAATATCAACCCCGATACGCCCGACCTTCTAGCCGAAAAGACTAGGTTAGCGCGGGAGCAGGGCGATAAGTTAGCGATAGAAAACGCGATTAGTCGCGGCGAATTGGTCTACGTCGATGACGTAGTGAATACTTGGGCCGACCACATATCGAGTGCTAAAGCAAAACTGTTGGCGATGCCGACGAAACTCGCCCCGCAGTTGGTGAACCAATCTAATGCAAATGTCATCGCAGGACGTATCCGCGAAGAAGTCGATAACGCTCTCGTCGAACTCGCCGAGAATACCGTTAACGTCGAGCATATCGAAAGCATTGAGCCAAGCGACCAGGACTTGGAACCCGCCGCCGAAACTGACGATCTCGGAATGGGCTGATCGTTACAGAAAACTCTCGAGCGAAAGCGCAGCCGAGCCGGGCGTGTGGAGAACCTCTCGCGCACCGTATCAGCGTGGCATCATGGATGCGATTACCGACGAGTCGGTGAAAGAGGTCTGGATACAGAAATCCGCACAGGTCGGGTGGACGGAGATTCTAAACAACGTCATCGGGTATCACGTTCACCAAGACCCTGCGCCGATGCTACTGGTGCAGCCTACTCTTGAGATGGCAGAGAGTTGGAGCAAGGATCGATTCGCGCCAATGGTGCGGGATACAAACGTTCTCGCCGAACGGATCGCCGACCCGAAGGCAAGAGATAGCGGCAACACGCTGCTGCATAAAAAGTTTACAGGCGGTCACTTAACGGTCGCAGGTGCGAATAGCCCGTCGGGTTTAGCCTCGCGTCCGATACGAATTGTTCTATTCGACGAAGTGGATCGTTACCCCGCGAGTGCAGGAACCGAGGGTGATCCGATTTCTCTCGGTCGCAAACGAACGGCGACTTTTTGGAGTCGTAAAGTTTTGGCAGGAAGTACGCCGACGATTAAAGGATCGAGCCGTATCGAGGCTGGATTTGAGTCGGGCGACCAAAGGTTTTATTACGTCCCCTGTACGCATTGCGGAGAGTTTCAACGACTCGTTTGGTCACAGGTTAAGTGGCCCGAGGGTCAACCGGAGTTAGCCGAATACGTCTGTGTGGCGTGTGGCGCGATACTCAACGAAGCCGATAAAGCCGAGATGCTACAGGCGGGAGAGTGGCGAGGAACGAAGCCGTTTTCTGGCATCGCTTCTTTTCACATTAGCGAACTCTATTCTCCTTGGTCGACTTGGGCAGAGATGGCGGTCGCCTTCCTGCAAGCGAAGAAGTTTCCCGAGACACTACAGACTTGGATCAACACCGCCCTCGGAGAAACCTACGAGGAACGTGGCGAACAGGTCGAGTCGGTTGGTTTAGCGCAGAGACGAGAGCCGTACACCGTCGCATCGATACCGCAACAGGTCTTGATGCTTACGGCGGGAGTTGACGTACAAGATGATCGCCTAGAGGTTACGGTCGTCGGGTTCGGTAAGGACGAAGAAACGTGGGTCATCGACCATGCGGTACTGCGTGGCGATCCTGGATCGGAAGCCCTCTGGAATGACCTTGACGGCTATATCGCACGCAAGCGCGAAACCGAAGACGGTCGAACTCTAGTTTTAGAAGCGGTCGCTATCGACTCGGGCGGTCACTTTACGCAACAGGTTTACGCCTACTGCGCTAAACGCAAGGCGCGTAGGATTTGGGCAATAAAAGGTGCTGGTGGCTTTGGTCGCTTGATCTGGCCTAAGTCGGCAGGAAGGGCAGGGAAAACCTCGGCGCAGGTTTTTATAGTCGGCGTAGATACGGCGAAGGATGTCCTCTACGGACGCATGAAACGTATCACGCAGCCGGGAGCGGGATATATTCATTTTCCTGTTTCGGTCGACGAGGTTTATTTCGACCAGTTGACCGCCGAGGTGTTGGTTTACCGCATGGCACAGGGACGGCGCGTGAGGTCGTATAAGCCGCGCAGTTCGGGTAGCCGCACGGAAGCCCTCGACTGCTTGGTCTACGCCTATGCAGCCTTTATAGGTCGCAACGGGCCGATGATATTGCCGAACCGTAAAATAGATAAGGTAGAAGTCGAAACGAAAGACGTTCCGAAACAGACTAAACCGTTACGTCGCCCCGCTCCGCAGCGCGGGTGGATGAACGGATGGAGATAGACGCATGGCCGACAAAAAAATTAGTGCATTAACATCTCTCGCGCAGGGAGACGTAGCCGTAACAACGGACGTTCTGCCTATCGTTGATACCAGCGCAACGGAGACGAAGAAAGTTACCGCAGCCGCCCTTGTTGGCGCGGGACTCGCAGCCGGTGTGACGAGCGTTGATATCAATAGCGGATCGATTGACGGAACTACCATTGGCGCGAACTCTGCCGCAGCGGGTACGTTTACCAATCTTACCGCCTCTGGAACCGTGTCCTTTAGCGGAGCAACCGTCTCTAACGGCGGCTCGGTCACAACCGTAGACATCAACGGCGGCACGATCGACGGCGCGACTATTGCAACGTCCGATATTACGGTCGGCTCTGGCAAAACGCTCAACGTCTCGGCTGGTACGCTGACCCTCGCCGACAACCAGATCAGCGGCGATAAGGTCGAAGGCGGCACGATCAACGCTATCACGATCAATACGCTCACCTCGACGGCGGTTAACGCGACGACGGTAGACGCGACGAACGTGGAAGTCACGAACGTCAAGGCGAAGGACGGAACGGCTGCGGCGACGATTGCTGACAGCACGGGCGTGGTCTCTATCACCGCCAACCCAATCCTCTCCGGCGGCACCGCCAACGGCGTGTTGTACTTGAACGGCAGCAAGGTGGCGACGAGTGGGACGGGGTTAACTTTTAATGGTGCAAATCTTGGAGTTGCAACCGGAACTGATCCAGCCACTATAACTTTACGGCACACCGGAAACACATCGGGGTTTATTCTTAAAAATTTTAGCGGCAGTGAAGCCCAGTTGGTTAATGCAGACAACGGGCCAATGGTTTTTAAAACTAACGACACGGAATTTATACGGTTAACCGCTGGGGGCAACGTCGGCATCGGGACGAGTTCGCCTGCGTTTAAGTTAGATGTTAATGGCAGCACAGGAATCCGCATTACCGGAATGGCGGGCGTTACAAATTCTGCTATATACATCCCAACTGGCGGCGTTTTAGGCGATAACGCCGGCACGTTTGAAGTTCGCAACGGCGGCGGCACTTCATCCGAACTGCGTTTATCTAGTCGCGGTTTCCACACATTCTTTACTGGCGGTTCTGGTGATTTAGGCACCGGCACCGAGCGGATGCGTTTAACCACCTCTACCTTGTACACCGACTCCAGCATTAACGTCGGCATCGGGACGAGTTCGCCGGGGGCAAAAACAGAAATTTTTCAAACTAGCACTACTACGCCATCACTTCGGCTTCGTTATAACAGCACAAGTGTTTACGCCGACCATTTGATGAATGGTAATGGCGATTACATTATTTCTGCTCCAGCAGCAAATGGAGTTACCAGCGGTAGATTGACCGCACAAGCGGGAAAAGATTTTGCTGTTTTTACTAACGGTGCTTCTACCGTTACTACGCCTCAACTTTCTGTCGACTCCTCCGGCAACCTCGGTCTGGGCGTGACGCCGAGTGCGTGG